TGGAGGAAGGTCCCTATTATAAAGATAGTTCTCAACTAAAGTATGTAGGTCTGTTCCACGACTGGTTGCTGCTTTGGTGATACGGTCAGCCTCTTCTGTGCCGACTTTTTTTCTCCACTTAACAAAGATTTCCTTATTAAAATGACTGGTTACGGAAGTGATAGAGACCAACTTGAGCAGTTGGTCTTCATCTGGTACGGAATAATATCGGACTCCATCAATTGTTTCTCTTTCAAGTTGAGGAAGTACATTATCAAGATGATTAAACATTTAAGACCTCACTCTTCCTTTATTATAACCCATAGGTATGGATTCGTCAATATTCATAAGTTTTTCTTCAATACCATTATTAATCCAAACTCTCTTTGGACGATTTTTTGCCTTTTCTTTTAACTTTTCAATAGTTTCTGGGGAGTGCTTTTTTCCATACATAGGATTATTTTCTCCATTTACATCGTGATGATTTTCACTAATTTTTTTCTTAGTTTCATCACTAAGAACTCTACCAAGATTTATTTGACGCAATTTTTCAATAGATTCTGGACTCAGTTTTCTTCCAATTAACCAAGGTTTTGATTTACCTTTTGAGGCAACACTCATTTTTCTTTTTGTTTCATCACTATGATTCTTACCGTACATACCAACTTTTTTTTCTTTATGAAGTTGCTTAACTCTTTCGGAACATTCTTGACGATATTCTTCGGTTACTTCCCAACCAAAAATGCCGTCACCACCATCAGTTAAATTATAACCATAAGGAACTTTGGTATTATATTCTTTAATGTAATACTGCTCTAATTCATATGCTCTTCCAGCAGAGTCAACTTCTTCAATCAATTCAATAAAGAACTTATCTTCTCCATATTTTTTGATTGCTTCAGTTAAAAGAAATCCTCTTTTAGAGTGCTGATAAAATCTTTCAGTAATAGAGAATTTAGTTATTCCAACGTACTGTTTTTTATTTTCTAAATTAGTAATTAAGTAAATATTATACATTATCTAACTCATAAAAGGTTATAATTATTTATATAAATCTAAACCTCCACGAGTTAGACATATTATTATAATCCGAGTGCGTGTTGGGCGATTAAAAATTCCTTAACCAATCCTGAACGAATCACATCATCAATACCAAACTCAATTATATCAATAGACGGCATAGTTCTCAAAATTTTCATAAAATCAATTACACCATTCTTTTCATTTGTTTTAATTAAATCTGATTGAGTAGCATCTCCACAGAACATAATCTTGGAGTTTTCACCCACACGAGTAATAATAGAACATAATTCGTGGAAATTTGCGTTCTGGAACTCATCCACAATAATAATAGAATTATCAAGCGTAGTTCCTCTGAGGAATGAGGTGCTCCAGAACTTAATTGTTTCCTGTGCCTTAAGATTGCCATAAAGCATCTCAAATTCGGCATCACTTGAAAGTTGGAACATATACTTCACCATATTCTTATAAGGAATCTGGTAAATATCTGACTTGTCATCATAAGAACCGGGAAGAAATCCAATTTCTCGTGTGGCAACTAAAGAACGAACAAGGTAGATTTTTTCGTAAGGTGTTCTTTCATCCAAAACCTCACGAAGAGCATTATAAAGAGTAATGAAAGTTTTACCAGTACCGGCACATCCATAGGCAACTAAATGTTTTTGAGCGGCATAAGAATTGAAAAGTTTCTTTTGATTTTCGGTAAGTGGATCAATATCTACTAGATATTCAGAACTTAACGGTTTTTTACGCTTTGCCTGACGAGTTGTAAGACCAACACCGATTGGTTGCTCTGCTCTTTTTCTTCTTGCCATAAGTGTTTAGAGTTTTTGTACTTTTGATCCGGGCATCTTTTGGGCACGACCCAATACATCATTCCACGAAGGGTGCTTGGAAGTTAGTTTATTCCGCCAATCACCTACTTCACCAACATTCATTTGTGTTGGAATGAGTGCTTTGATATGAGGGTTTTCTTTGAGATATGGGTCCTTGTCTGCCATATACATCCATTTCTCAAAGATTTCACCCGTTTCCGTATTCTCAAATCTATAGGTTGGCAAAATTATACCTCCAAATTTTTTCAATATGCTTTAAAAATTTTTCATCATCCAATTTATGTTTCATATAATTACAGGTTGAACAACATGGTCTTACATTTGTTATGGTGTATCCTTTTGAATTTTCTATTCTATCTATACCATTTATAGGTACTCGTGTTCCAGCAATCATATGAACTTTTCCTTCTTTTAAGGTTGGAATAGAACCACAAATATGGCAATTTTGCTGTATTAGATTAGACCATTCTTCAAATGTCAAATCCCAGTATATATTTCTATGATTTGGGTTTGCGTCACATTTTTGAACTGTATATATTTTTTTCAAATATGTTTGTTCTGGGATGAGTGTTTTGTTATAAACTCTTTTTTTAGGATAGTTGTTAGACCTTTGGTTTTCTTGCAAATCCACAAATAGTAAATAGGTAGGTTACATATTTATTTTATAAAATAAATATGTAACTTATATATTTGTTTAATAAGTTATAATAATTTACAAAAATATTTATGGACTCAACCGTGCTTTATGAAGACGCTTCTCTTCATAATAACCCCAAACATTTGGTGCCCACTTTTGAATTTCTGGAGCAATTTGTTCACTTAATGCCTGAATTTCAAGTTGAGCATCCAACTTAGCACGAAGATCAAGAATATGAAGAATAGAACGAAGATTGCAAGAAACTACAAAGTTTTGACGAATTCCTTGTGCTAGACCATCACGAATATGTTCTTCACACATTCCCTTTTCATACTTCACAGCATAACGCTTACATCCTTCTACATACCATTTCATCTCATCATCATAATCTTCTTGAGTCCATTCATACTTCTTACCCTTACGATTGGTATAGAAACCAGGAGGACGAGAATAGAAAACTTCATCAGGTTTCAATTCTCCTTGTGCCACCTTCACAACTCTCTTACCAGTGTATCGTTGAGATTGAACATCAAACGTCACACCTACCCTGTGAGTCCTTGCTTGCACCATAACGTTGTGGACATACCCAGACACCGAGAATGTAATACCGGGGTGTTCTACAGGTCCCCAGTGCCCTCTCTCGTTGCTTAGAAGTTGCTCCACAATCCACTCACCACACTTCTGCGGTGTAGGAATTTGTTGATGATGAATAGGAATTTCCGAATAGTCACACTTTCCTGCTTGGTAAATTACCTGCTCTGGAATTGGATATCCTTGAAGTTTTACTACTTCAAGTCTCTTATCAAGTTCAAGAAGATCTTTTGCTTTAATAGGTCTCATTTCTTTCCAAATCCTTTTGATGTTTTTGCTTCAAGTTCTGCAAGTTCTTGTTTTACAACTCGCAATTGTTGTTTCATTTCTACCAGTTGCTCATCAGAATAAAGATGATCTTGTTTACTCAATCTTTCAAGCAACTTTACCAGTTCTTTTGCTCTATTCGTCATCTAAATCACTATCCTCAAAAATTTCGTCATAATCTAAAACTGCCCGTTTTCTCATCGGTTCCATAGGAGTATAAGCAGAAACATCAGAATAGATTTCTGCCTTTAATGAATCCACAAGCAATTCCATATTACGAACGATAAGTTTTAATTTTTCTTTGTCCATATCTTGCAATACTCTCGTCTTATTTTACATAAAAAAAGGGAGGATGTCAATCCTCCCAGTTTCAGGCAACTTGTGGTTTTTTTGCCATATTCAGTTGTGCTACTTGAAGGAGTTTTTCCTTCTTTGCTTTTCTTTTAAGATAGCGAACGAAATAAGTGTTCATTTGTGCCCCTCCTTTACATACTTAATACCACGATAGGTTTCGTTGTATTGTTGGGGTTGCTGCATCATTTGCTGTTGGTATTCAATACGCTTTTGGGTATCATATTCAACACCACGATATACGACTTTGGACATTAGGTTTGCTCCTTTACTTTTTAGGTATTGGTGCGTTGCTTCCCAAATGGTACTTCCGTCGCGTGTGCGATCAACGTACTGTATATATTAGCATAAAATCAAAAAAGTAGCAACTGATACCAAAACTGTATCATGCTGCTACCTTTTTAAAAACCTTAAGGGGCAAAAATTTTGGGAGAATTTTTTTGCCCGATATGGGAAATCACTTTCTCTTTTTCTTTTCGGGTGCTTTGTATCCCCAAATCTTAGGAGATACTCTTCCATATCCCCAATCAATTTTTGTAACTACGTCTGGACCGAACTTATCGTAATACATATCAAAGATTTTAACTCTTGTACCACGACACAAATCCATATAAGAGTTTCCTTTTAATGTATAAGATACGATATATGCATCATTTGGAAAAGAAGGATCTTTAACCTGTGCAAGTGATGCATTTTCAATCAGAATCTCACACCCATAACGAGGAGGAATATCTTTCTTTTCTTCCGGAGTCCATTCCATAGTAGTTTTCTCCTCGATGATGTTGCTTTCCACATTACGAACTCTACTCACGAACGACCTCCCCACACAATTTCTGGATATGCTTGAGAAACAATTTCTTTCGTAATCTTATATTTAGTTTGAAGTTTTTTATCTTTTACTAGACATAGAATTTCTGCCTCCAGAGGATGAAGACCCTCCAGTACATTAATAAACATCGTTTCTCTGCGAAGAGAACTCAGTCCATCATTTCCACCCTTTACGAAATTATAAAATCTAGTGTACTCTTTACGAATTGAAGAAAATCCTTGGTCTTGAGAACCGAGTGAATTAGATCCCATTTCACTCATTTTACCCACGGCATCTTCTATTTTTTCACTTAAAGTTCCACTGAATGAATTTTGCTCCCCAACGCTTGAATATGGGACAATTCCTTCCGGAAGAGCAGATATTACGCTCTCATCAAAGTTCCAAATAAAAATTGCTTTGAGTGATGGATCTATGTATTTTTTCAGAATTTCAACTTTTTTAATGTTGGTCCTCTGCTTAGATGCAAGATTTAAAATTTCAAATATGAAAGGATTTGCTGGCAAATCTTCGTTTACTGAGGCAGTTGTTTTTGGTGTTGCTTTTGTCGCTGTCATAATTTTTTAATATGTAATTATAAGTATAATGATATTTAGAGTTTATTCCTCATCGTCTTCAATATCTTCATCTATATCATCAAAGTATCCTGGCTCAAATCTTACGGAAACAATTTCTTCGTCAATGAGATCGCCGTCTTTATCATAAAACTCCGGATGATAGGCAATTTGCTTTGGTCCTTCATGATGAGTCATCATATATTCTCTTCCAACCCAACCCAATAAGGCACCCATTATGAAAAATAGTACGGTTAAGAATGAACCTATAACTAAACTAGTTGCCAACATTTTTTTCTCCTGGGAAACTACTCGACTTTCCTTGACTTTATCGAAAATTCAAGATAGATAGTTATTTCTCGTTTGAGAAAGGAAATCATCTTCTCGAACATAAAATGAAAAAGTTTAGGTTGTTTTCTTTTTCCTCCAGTAAGTATAAGTTCCACACCACGGTTTGGTGTTATATCATTATTTATGTCAGACATTATACAATTTGTTGTTCCTTCAGAAACCTAACGGTGTCAGTACAACCGCCCAATCTCTTGTCGTCACAAATAACCTGTGGAAATGTAGAACCTTCGCCAAACTCGGCATAGAACTGTTCTTTGGTGAAGTCCTTGTTAAGATTATACACCACAAAGTTATTATTTGTCAACTCCAAAACAGTTTTAATCTTATGACAGTAAGGACAATTATCCTTTGAATATACGGTAAAATTCATATTTCTGTTATGTAAAAAAGTATTTAACTATGTTTATAATTTTAAATCATTTAAATTTTTATTTTGTCCCTTTGCCTTCCACCAATTCATAATTTCATCGTGAGATTTTACATTTAACCAATTATCAGTTCTCCCACTCCAAGTAGAATTAAAAGAAACATTTTCAACAAACAATGGAAAGGTATAAACTCCTCCTTGAGATCCTTCAAGGGGAGAATAAATTATATTTTCCACAGAGGGAAGGCAGAACCAATAAGAAGTCTCTTCTCTTTCTCTAAATTCTTTATCACTTCCTTTATATTCTAAATGAATAAAATCATCTGGATAATAATTTTTTATTAAATTTTCTGCGTGTTTTCTAGTAATTAAATAAGCACATGATGACCAATCACACCAACATCTATTTCTCAATTTTACTTCTGGATTAAAGAAGTAAAACATATCCTCTCTAATCAAACATAATTGAACAATATTCCAATTCTCTGGCAAAGAATTAAAAAATTCTTCCCAGGTAAAATTCCAATATTTTACACTATCAAAAGAAAAATCATCTTCACAAATGAATGTATATTCTTCATCCGTACTTTCATACCACTCTCTAATTGTCTTTAGATGTGATATAACTAAACCTTTACCAGTATGATTAATTAAAGGTCCCTCAATAATTTTATGATCTCCATCACTATATCTTTTGTAAATATGAGGTGTTACATTAGAAATTTCATATTCTTCAAACATTTCATAAAGAACATCTCTGCGTTCTTGAGATTCCTCAATACTTACAAAATTTACTGATGGAAAGTTTTTTAATTTTTCACTAATAGTGATCTCATTAGGGACTTGAAAAATCCAGCAATTATACTTTGCCTCGAATTCAGAAAATTCTTCATTTACAGCCCTTTTAACTCCAGGTTTCCAATCAGGACCATCAACATAATAATCATGACCGGCAAGTACTCCGCCAGGTTTAATTTTGGGCAACCAAGCAATAATATCTGCTTTCACATTTTCATATTCATGAGAAGCATCTATGAAAACAAAATCCAAAGAATGATCACCGAATCTAGATACTGCATCTAATGATTTCATTTTTAATGGAGTATAGTAAGATTCAACCGGTTTCATATTGTTCAGAAATATTTCATACAACATAGAAGTTTCTTCATGATTTTCATATTCTAAACTTGACTCCCAAATATCAACACAATAAAATTCAATATTTTTATTTGAATTTGCAATTTCTACTGCCATATATGCGGAAGATTTTCCTTTCCAAGAACCAACTTCTACAAATTTACTACCGGAAGGAAATTTTTCAACCATGGACTTGTATAAATCTGGATAAGAAAACCACTCTTCTCCAAATTCTGAATTTTGGCATATGTGATTAATCGTATTGCAAGGAGTTAATACTTTTAGATTTAGATCGTCTAAATTTTTATCTTGACCTTTTATTTTCCACCAATATTTAACATAATTGGAAGAATCAATTTGAGACCCTTTGTGAGTTTGTTCAATAAAATGCTGATAAAAAGTTGACACAAAGTTTGTATTTTCATAAAATAAAGGAATTGTATATGCATCTACATTTGCTAATGAAAATAAACAATACTCTATACAAGGAATTACATCATAATCTTTTATTTTTAGATGATATTTATTTTCTTGATAAAAATGCTCAATTAATTCTTTAGCATAATTTCTTCTGATTAAATATGATCCGGCAGACCAATTCCACCATTCCCGTTGATTCAATTTCATATCATTATCTTCAATCCCATGTTCCTTGATTAAAGATAATTGAATTGCTTTCCAGTTTTTTGGTAGAGAACTTACAAAATCTTCCCAAGTAAAATTCCAATCATCTGCAGATTGTATTGCCATATCATCTTCAAAGAAGATTGCATACTCAGAATCTGAACTATTATACCACTCTTCAATTGCTTTTAAATGTGAAATTGCTGCTGCAATTCCACCAGAGTCCATTTGATGAAAATGAACCCCATCAACAGTATCATTTTCTATACAATAATTAATTTTTCTACCATCATATGCCTCAATCATTTTTACATTTTCAATTCCATTTAAAAGAAATTGATTTTCAAATGATTGCTGCCTATCAATAGAATCACATAAAGAAATATAATAAACTGGTGGAAAATTAGTTAATTTATTTTTCATTATTAGTCCTCCGTATCGAAGAAAAACATTTGCCATAGTCTTGCATTTTCCATAACTGTTCCAAAATATTCGGAGGCAGAATGAATAGCACTCGCATCAAATATCACAAGACGATTATACACATTTCCAAGAACATCCACAGGTTCCCAATGAGTTCCATCTAAATGACATTCTCCAGGAATATCTTTCCAGGCAGCATCCCAACCTTCTTCATAATAAGTTCGTGCTCTCGTTTGCTTATGAGCATATAATGTAGTTCCACACTGATAAGGTGCATTAGGAGTAAGATATAACATACCACCCCACTTCTGACTATCACAATGATAAACTAATGGTTCTCCAGACCAAGCAATTTGAAATCTTCCATTCATTCCATGTTCCTGCCAAGCAGTTATTTTTCTGCCCATAATTTCTTCAAATTTTTCTTTGAGATTTGGAAATAAAAATTGTTGTTTTGTGCGTCTTCCAATAAATCCTCTACCAAATCCACCTTCATCAAATTCTTGTTCTAATGCAAATTTACGAATCTCATCTGGATTATCATAAAAATTATCTACAATCCATGATGTATTTTTTCTATTTGTCATAAAACTAAACTTAGATGCGGATCCATATGCATATGAAAAGTAAATCATAAACTGTCCAAGAAAAGTAGGTTTCCATAAATCACTGAAGTCATACAAGTATTGATCATTAAAAATATCTTTAGTTACATCTTTACCATTTCTTTCATATACATGAAGATCTGAACAGTCGTTCAGATACAAATTACGAAATTCAATAAATCTTTCTACGGCATTTTCATGATCGTTGATATGCCATTCACCAGCAAAATTTGTAACATTATTTCGAATGAATTCATAATTATCTTTTGTAAAAATTGAATACTCTCCACCCTCACAATCAAATTTTAAGAAATCAATTTTAGAAATATTATATTCTTTAATAATTTTTTCAAATGTAGTTGTAGAATATGAATTTCCTTCATGATCATAGATATAAACTCCATTTTCTGGTATTGGTTTTATTTCCTCTTTATCCGAAATTGCTTTATTAATGAAAGTTACTGGACCGTGTGAAACATTTTTTCGTAAAAAATCTATAACAGTATTAGATGGTTCAATACAATAAACTTCTTTGGGTTTTTTATCTAAAATTGAATAAGTAAATGATCCATAATTTGCTCCAACATCAAACACGATGTCATTGGGTTTTACCTCTTGGTGTTTTTCATATGTTCGGTGAATAAAATTTTCATTCGTAAATAATTGCACATATTCTTCACTAAGATTTCCCCAATCAAATTCTGGAGCAGTTGGAGAATTAGAAATAACTTCACTCTCTTTTTTTTCAATTTCTCCCGAAGTCAATTTTTCCCTCACATAAATTTCATTATATGCAAGTTGAGAATGTTTTACATAATTTCTATCCTTCATAAAATGTTCGTAATTTACATTATCTTGAAAATTTTCCAATACAATTACCTTCGGAAGGTATTTTTCTTGGTCAAATCCCATCATAACTTCAAGTTCCCAACCCTCAGTATCTATTGATAATATATCAATACTGCTTACGTCTATTTTATCCAATAAAGTATTCAGTTTAATTGTCTGTACTTCAATAACTTCTTGAATATTATGTTCCGGAACATTATCATACTTTATTTCTAGTGAAGAAAAACTCACCCCATCATTCTCTTGAGAGTACCAATGATCGTTATTGTAATTGATAATAAAAGTTGTTTCTTTCTCTTCATTAGAACAAGCATACTGATATACTTCACTATTATTATCTCTGTGCTGTTTTACAAACTTTGGATTAGGTTCAACGGCAATTGTTCTCCATCCATAATTTCTAAAATGTTTTGAGTTGCTTATAAATTCTTGAGGTCCTGCACCAACTTCAACTATTACTCCCTTATAACCTAAGTCTGGGAAAAAATTTTCACGCAAATATTTGTCAGTTTCAAATTCAGAATAAAATTTATTACAAAAAATATAGTCTTCTGCATTTTTTGTATTTTCATTTTTATCTTTCATAATATTAATAATTTTCTCATCCACTAAATCAGGATGAACCCACCAATCTTCAAATGACGAAATTCCATCTGGAGATATATCATTAACAACTAAAACATATCCTTTACTTTTCAAGAAATCTCTAGATTTTTGACGATATGATCTAGTCACATCAATATAATAATCGTGTTCATAAGTAATGACAGCAAATTTATACTTATCGAATGGTATTTTTAACATACATTCATAAGTATTTCTTGCTGGTTCTATGTCCAGTTGAAGATAATCAATTGTGGTTTCTTGAAAATTTTCATTTAAGAGTTTTTCATAATTTACATCCAAAGCATTCTGATTTAATACTTTAGTTTTTGGTCTTTCTTTCGTATATTCTTGTACAAAAGTTTCATCCAATTCAATTGAAACGCCCCTCCAATTAAATTGCTCTTCCAAAAGAGCGGTATTGTTTCTATCAAAAGGTTTTGCTCCTCCTATTTCAAGAAAAGTTCCATTATTTTTTCCATCTAATGCAGAAAGAACAAATATATCTTGAAGAACTTGTGAATAATTTTTTTCTATTATATCAGAATTCTTAAATTTAAATCTCAATTGATCGAATTTTGACTTATCATAATATACTGCAGATTGGGAATTTGGTCCAAGACCAATATGCATAATTTTATCTTCAACCAATTCCTGATATTCCCAATTCATATCGTTCCAATATTCATCAACAAGAGAATAAAATAAATCTCTAGATTGTTTCATCTTACCCCACCACCAAGAAGAAATTGCTTTCTGATATACTAAAAGATATTTTCCTTCATAGTCTGGAATATTAATTGGTTCAATTTCTTTATCATAACAATTTAAACCAAGGATAGAATAAGTATGAACTTGATCCCATTCTTGTTTTTTTTCGTGCATTAAACACAAGAAATAATATGCTTCTGGTCTTTCTGGTAGAATAGACAAGGCACTATGAATTAATGATTTTTCCGTCACCTCTCTTGTTGATTGTTTTCTACAAGAAATTGATGCACGAAGAAGTGATGTATAAGCAAGGAGTTTATCTTCTGCTCTTTCTGCTGCCCTCAAATAATAAGTATGTGCGGATGCATTATGCCCCTGATTGTCATACCATTCGGCAAGGTTATAATTTTTTTCAGGATTTTCCGTATCAGTTGCAAATAGTACTAATTCATTCATTGATAAAGTCCTCCAAGAAAGATTCCGAAATTTTTAACACATAAGCGGCATTATCTACCGCACCAAAAGTAATCAAATAACTATTATTATATTTTGCTAAACCACAACAAAATTCTACTTTCATATTAAAGAATGAGAATAATTTAGAAAATTTTTGAGATTTAAATTCACTATCCCAATAAACAAATCTATGTCTATATGTACCATTCTTTCTACCTAATTCAGAATTATACAATTGTGTTTCGTGAACGATGGTTAAATATCCATCCTTATATTTAATGATTTGAGACCCACCTCTCATATCATTAAATCCTGGAGTATATTGATTAGTTTCAAATACTTGAGTTTCTTCACCATTTGGATTGAACTTCATAATACAAGTAGGATTGGTCCATTTGATTAA